ATAGTTATTAGAGCTTGGGCATCACCAGTGTTTAAGACTGCTACAACCTCAAGTACTGGTTGGACCTCGTTTTCATCAGTTTGGAATGGCGATGCCGTAAATGATATAAATTTAGACATTTATTATAAATTTATGGGCGTTACTCCCGACACATCTATCGTCTTAAATGGTAACGGTGCTGGTTCCGAATCAAGTTCTATAATTGTTTACGTTTTTCGTGGTGTTGATTTAACAACTCCTTTAGATGTCACATCGGTATCCACAAATATAGGCACAACTGTATTACCTAATCCTGCTGCTATTACACCAATCACAACAAATTCAATTATCGTAGTTGCTGCGGGTGGTTCGCACAGGGATGGAAATGATAATTATACAGCAGGATATCTTACTAACTTTTTGACTGTAGGTGTAAATGCAACAACAAATGATTCTATTGCTGGTATTGGTTACGTAACATGGACTAGCGGCGCATATGATCCTGCAATATGGACATGGAGCGGAACAGACTTAACATCGTTTGCTTCAGCCTCGAGAACTATAGCCCTGAGAGCCGCTCTTATTACGGTTCCAGTTTACGGCAATCTAAAAAATTCTGGTGTATGGAATCTAGAGGCTGCTTATGATTACTCATTTTCCCAATATACTCCACCAGGTCAGGTACTATTCACAACAACAGGCACACAGACTTGGACTGTACCTGTAGGCATCACCGAAATCTCTGCTGTGTGTATCGGCGGTGGTGGAGGCGGTGCTGGTGGTGAATCTGGTAGAAACCAAGGTGTTACTGGTGGTGCGGGCGGTGGTTTATCATATGGAACATTTGCGGTTACTCCAGGTGAAGTACTAACAATTGTCGTTGGTACTGGTGGTACAGGAGGCACGACATCCAATGATGGCAACAACGGCAATGCATCGCAAATATTAAGATCCGTAACTGTTCTTTTACAGGGTGGTGGTGGTATAGGCGGGCAGCAGCGTTCAACTGCAATAAGAACAGGTGGCACATCTATAGGCACAGAACGAGATGGTGGAGGTTCTGGTGGTAATAGCGGTGGTAACTCTACTGATACAGGATCTGGTGGCGGTGGTGCTGGTGGTTATTCTGACAATGGTGGTGCTGGTGGTACAACAGGAGCTGGTTCTAACGGACTTGGTGGCGGTGGTGGTGGCGGTGGTGCTACTAACTCAGGCCAAGGTTATGGTGGTGGTGGCGTTGACGTATTGGGAGCAGGTTCTAACGGAACTGGCGGCGCTTTTAATGCAATCGGAACTGGCGGCTCTGGCGGTGCTAACGGCACAAGACCTGCGGGTGGTGCATATGGCGGCGGCGGTGGTGCTTGTGATGACGATACAAACAGTTCTGGCGGTAACGGTGGTCAAGGTGCTGTTCGTATTATTTGGGGTCCAGGTCGAGCTTATCCTTCAACAAATGTACAGGATGTATTCTAATGTCAGGTCGTTACGGTGGTTATACAGGCGGTAGAAAAAAACTTCTTTACGATTTTAACACATTAAAATCTGAGTCTGCGCTTCAAGCTGACGGCGCTATTACGCCAAACAATTTTGATTATACTTCAGGTAAAGGCATATGGTCTCTCGGTTCTACAAATCAATTTCCTAAAGCTGTAAATAGACCTATTGCTAGTTCTGGTCTAACGCCTGAATTGTTTACAATCAAAGGGCAAAGTAATGCTTGGACTCAGAGAACAATCAATATTACCAGGTATGCTAACAAGACAGCCAGAGCCGTCTTCCGATACATAAATAAAAACGAAAGTGAAGTTGCTGATCTTCAGTTAGATTTGATTGCTCTATCGGGAACAACTTATAGTTTTGAAAACGTAGGCGAGTCGTTCGAAACGACAACAACAAATATAACTAATTATTCATCTGCAACATGGACAGCAGTTTCGGTGGCTACGACTAACGGTAGATGGAATGTTGATACGGGCGGCACGCCCACAACAAATGCGGCCAGAACAGATGCAGCCGGGGGCACTTATTATGTCTATGCAGAAACAACCGGCACCACTACAACAACTGATTACAATTTTTGGCTAAGAAGTCCTGCCATTGCTTTAGGCGCATCTCCAACTTTTACATTTTACGAAGCAAGAGCCGGAGCATCAACTGGCGAACTATACGTATACCTTGATATTACAGGATAAAAAAATGTTATACAGTAAAGACGGATCATATCCAAATAATCTTCCATTTCGAATCAAACTGTCTAATGGTCTGACTCGTACAGATCCATCAAGTTTTACACCTGAAGAAATTGCTGACGCAGGATATATTACGGTTGAAGATCCTCCAGCATCTATTCCAGATACGCAAATTCTTGAGTGGTCAGGTACTGCTTGGAATGTAAGAGATAAGACCGAGCAAGAATTAGGACTAGAACTTGAACGTAAATGGCAAGAGATTAGATCACAACGCGATTATATGCTATCCCTTTTAGACTGGAGATTTCTTCGCCATCAGTCTCAGATTAGACTAAATATTACATTGACAGATAGTATTGAAAGTTTAGACACGTATGCACAAGCCTTGCGTGACATTACACTTCAATCTGATCCGTATAATATTGTGTGGCCTACTGCTCCATTTTAATTTGATAAATATAAGAAAGTAAAAAAGAGACACATAAATGGCAATTCCATCAAATAGAGAACAGCATAAAGATTGGTGTCTTAGACAGCTAGGGCATCCTGTTATTAATATCAATGTTGATGATGATCAGGTCGATGACTGTGTAGACGCATCTTTACAATACTTCCAAGACTTTCATTTTGATGGAGTCGAACGCTGGTATCTAAAGCATGAACTCACTGCTGAAGATATTAGTAATGGATATGTACCAATTACAGACAACATCATTGGCGTAACAAGAATATTTCCAATTTCATCTACTAATGCCTCAGTTAATATGTTTGACTTGCGTTATCAGTTGCGTCTTCATGAACTCTACGATTTTACCAGCACCTCTTATGTTAATTATGTCCTAACACAACAGCATATTAGAACACTAGATATGATGTTCTCTGGTGAGCAACCAATTCGATTCAATCGCCATACAAATAAACTATATCTTGATATGAACTGGGCAATGAATCAACCCGGAGAATGGTTGATTATTGAAGGATTTATTATAATTAATCCAGCAACATATACTGATGTGTGGAATGATCGTATGTTAAAGCGTTTAACAACAGCTTACATTAAACGTATTTGGGGTAATAACATGAAGAAGTTTGGTGGAATGCAGCTTCCGGGTGGTGTTACTATGAATGGTCAGCAAATCTATGATGAAGCAACAACCGAAATTAATGAAGTTGAACAGTTGATCCGCGATACCTACGAAGAACCACCTCAGTTTATAATGGGGTAATCAATGGCAACCTCAGTATATTTCAATAATTTTTCTCCATCTGTTATCAATGAGAATATGCTTCTTGAAGACTTGATTGTGGAATCAATCCAAATCATGGGTCACGATATCAAGTATCTTCCAAGAGAAGTGTATGATCAAGCGGATGATGTTCTTGGAGAAAGCGTAAATTCTAAGTTCACACGCGCGTACGGTATTGAAATGTATCTGGCCAACGTTGAAGGTTATGAAGGCGATGGCGACTTCTTCTCTAAGTTTGGATTGGAAATTCGTGATACTTCTAACTTTGTTGTGTCGCGTAGATCATTTGAAAAATATGTTCCATCTACAATAGCATCAAGACCACGCGAAGGTGATTTGATCTTTGTTCCTCTATTAGGAAAGATTTTTGAAATAAAGTTTGTTGAAGAAGAACTCCTATTCTTCTCACTAGGTAAAAGAAATCCATATATCTACGAATTGCGTTGTGAAGTGTTCCGCTTTAGTAATGAAGATTTTGAAACAGGCGATCAGGTTATTGACGATATCGAACATGCAGCATCATATACTGTTAGCTTGACTTTAGGCAATGGTTCAGGCAATTACTATCAAGATGAAGTTGTATATCAAGGAGCAAATCTTGCTTATGCTACGGCAAAAGCAGAATCTAAACATTGGATTCCATCAACAAAAGTTCTTGAAGTCATTAATGTTAAAGGTGATTTTGCAGCAAATAGTAATGTAATAGGCACTCAATCAAACACTCGTTATAACTTAACTTCATCCGATACTCTGGCTGACTTAGTAGATGCTGATGATTCCGATAATCGTATCATTCAGACCGAAGCTGATACCTTTATTGATTTATCTGAAATCAATCCATTTGGAGTACCTTAATGTTATCGAACTCATATTTTTATCATCAACTAACACGAAAGTACGTTATTCTCTTTGGTAATATGTTCAATAATATTACCATCAAGAGAGTGAATAAGAACACTGGAGTTGAGATAGAGAGATTTAAAGTTCCAATTGTTTATGCTCCAAAAGAAAAGTATTATGCTCGTCTTAGGGCTGATCCAGATTTGAATAGACCAGTTCAGGTTATACTACCGCGCATGTCTTTTGAGTTAACAAATTTTGCTTATGACGCATCAAGAAAACAGAACTCTCTTCTAAGATCAGGTGTTGCAGCCAATACAGCTACAAGAGGCGCCACACAGTATATGGGTGTTCCTTATGATCTATCATTTGATCTGCAAATCTATGCTAGAAATGTGGACGATGGCACTCATATTATAGAGCAGATTATTCCGTATTTCAATCCTGATTATACAGTTACCGTAGAAACTATTCCAGCACTAGGATTCAAGAAAGATGTTCCTATAATCTTAAATACCGTCTCAAATGTTATCGAACATGAAGGAAATTTTGATTCTGTTCGTTATGTTTCATGGACTCTTAATTTTACAATGAAAGCCAACTATTACGGCCCAGTCCAATTGCCAAAGATCATTCGTAAGGTTCTTGCTAATATCTATAACGACGAAAGTTTAAAAGCTGGCAATATTGTTAGAGTGAATGTAACCCAACCAGCAGCAAATGGTAACTTTAAGATTGATGATATTGTTTATCAGGGTTCAAACTACAATACAGCAAATGCTTATGGATATGTGTTAGAGTGGGACAGAAATAACTTAAAACTGGTGTTAGGCGGCGCACAAGGACAATTTGTTGTAAATAATACAATCAGAGCGGTATCAACAAATGCTGTCAGCACAATGTCCAGCTTTGAAGTAACACCTCTCAAGTTGGTTGAAATTAAGATTGAACCAGATCCTATAGATGCTGAACCAACAGAAGATTTTGGATACGATATAACTATAACAGAGTGGCCTGATACAGAATGAATAAAAATGATGCATTAAGTGAAGCTCTTGGTATTGAAAACGCAGTAGAGATTATACCTCCACAGCAACCACAGCCGATTTTCAATACTCCACATGAAGAAGATGATATCAAGGCTGACTATAACTTGTCGCGCAGAACATTCCGTGATCTTATCAATAAAGGTAATGATGCAATGGAAAGTTTAACCGATCTTGCAAAAGAATCGGAATCTCCACGCGCGTATGAAGTTCTAGCAACCATGATGAGAACCGTTGCTGATACTACCAAAGACCTATACGATCTACAGAAGAAGACTAAAGAGTTGAGTGGCCAAAAGAAAGATGATCCTACTGTAAATGTAGATAAAGCCATTTTTGTTGGTACTACAGCAGACCTCCTTAAGCAGATAAAAGAGAATAAGCAGAGTGAGTAAAGGGTATAACAATAACCCAAACCTACCTAGAGAAGATTTTATACACGCATTTACTCAAAAAGAAAAAGATGAGTTTATAAAGTGTGCGAATGATCCTGTCTACTTTGCTATGACTTATATGAAAATCGTCAATGTTGATCATGGTCTAATGCCATTTCGCATGTGGGATTTCCAGCAAGACATGCTTATGAAGTTCCACAACAATCGATTCTCTATTTGTAAGCTTCCTCGTCAGGTAGGTAAAACTACCACTTCTGTTGCATATTTGCTACACTACATCACCTTCAACGAGAATGTAAATGTGGCTGTTCTAGCCAACAAATCAGCAATGGCCCGTGAAATCTTAGGTCGTCTCCAGTTGGCCTTTGAATACTTGCCTCGTTTCCTACAACAAGGCGTTAAAGAATGGAACAAAGGTTCTATTGAACTTGCTAATGGATCACGCATTATGGCAGACTCAACGTCTGGCTCATCTATTCGTGGTCGTTCTTTCAACATCGTATTCTTGGACGAGTTTGCATTCGTTCCAAACAATATAGCAGAAGCGTTCTTCATGTCTACCTATCCTACGATTTCTTCTGGTCAAAGCACCAAGGTTATCATCGTTTCTACGCCTAACGGACTCAACCAGTTCTACCGTATGTGGACAGAAGCGACAGAGAAACGTAGCGATTATGTTCCTATTGAAATTCACTGGAGCATGGTACCTGGCCGTGACGAAGCTTGGAAAGAACAGACTGTTCGTAACACCTCTCCAGACCAGTTCCGTCAGGAGTTTGAATGTGAGTTTATCGGTTCTACTAATACTCTTATTCATCCAGCAAAACTTCGTTCGCTTGTCTGGCATAATCCAGTCCGTTCCGAGGGTCATCTGGACATCTACAAAGAGCCACAGCCAAATAGAACCTATACCATGTGTGTGGATGTGGCTGAAGGGCAAGGGCTGGACTACTCTACATTCTCAATCTTTGATGTTACCGAGATACCTTACAGACAGGTAGCCAAGTATAGAAACAATAAGATATCACCATTTTTATTCCCTACCATCATTGTCCAAGCCGCCCAGCAATACAATGATGCATTTGTGCTTGTAGAAATAAACAGTATTGGACTTCAAGTGTCGGATATTATACACTTTGAACTTGCATACGAAAACCTTATTAAAATTGAAATGAAGGGTAAACAAGGTCAACAGCAGACTCCTGGTTTTAAAAAGAGAATTGCTTACGGTCTAAAAACATCAAAACAGACAAAAATAATCGGTTGTACCAACCTAAAAACACTAATTGAAAGCGATAAGTTGATCATAAATGATGCTGAAACCATAACAGAATTAACTACATTTTCCGCTGATAAACAGTCTTTTAAGGCGGAAGAAGGCAATAACGACGATCTTGCAATGACATTGGTTCATTTTGGATGGTTGACGGCCCAAAGATACTTCAAAGAAAACATAAACAATGATATAAGAGTTACGCTCCAACAAGAACAATTGAACATTATGGATACGGATTTGACGCCTTTACCTATCATAGACAACGGCGTTGATAACCCAGATTATGAGGTGGATGAGTTTGGAAACGTGTGGTTTGAGGAC